TTTGATCTTCATAACGGACAAAAAGCATCGATGTCACTCAGCATTGGCTTTGCTCTGGCGTGGGAAAATACTTCCGTGGAAGCATTACTGGAGAGGGCTGACCGCAACATGTACCAGGTTAAAAACCAGCGTACGAAAACAATAAGTTAGAAAGGATACACTATGTTAAAACGTTACTTCGCGCCCTTAGTCCTGGCCTCACTGGTTCTGGCAGGCTGCCAGTCGCCGCCGGAAGGCAAATTCACTCCTGAGCAAATTGCGGCGATGAAGTCTTACGGTTTTAACGAACTGAACGGTGACTGGTCGCTTGGGATGTCGGACACCATCCTGTTTGATAAAAATGACGCCAGGCTGCGATCGGAGAGTGAAACGCAGATCCAGTCCATGGCCTCTCGCCTGGCGGAAACCGGCCTGACCCACGCGCGAATGGACGGCCACACGGATAACTACGGGGAAGAGAGCTACAACGAAGCGCTCTCGTTAAAACGCGCCAACGCCGTGGCCGATGCCTGGGCGAAGGGGGCAAATATCCCGCGCAGCAATCTCACCACGCGGGGATTAGGTCAAAAATATCCGGTTGCGAGCAACAGTACCTCACAAGGGCGCGCTGAAAACCGCCGCGTCGCAGTGGTAATCAGCACGCCATAAGGCTATTTAGCGGATGATTCGGCGAGCGTCACCCTGGTTGCCGCTCGCCAGCGCAGCCAGTCCACCAGAACAAACAGCGCCAGACTCACGCCCATGACCGGCAATGCCAGTCCCAACAGTACGCTGATTAACACCGTAACGCCTCTTCCCCACACTGACAAGGCAAGCCAGCTCTGGCAAAGCGTCTGTACCGGACTCACAGCCGATTGCGCCGGACGACGCATCCACCACATCCGGTATCCCCAGATAATGAGCACGCAAAGGGCGAGGCCGAACGCAACCAGCAGCAGCTGATTTGCGAGGCCGAATAAGATCCCCATATGGAAATCCACGCCCCAGCGGGTCAGTTTTGCCATTAGCGGAAAATCCTCGAATCGGGTTCTGTCCAGAACCTGCATCGTATGAGGATCAACCGCCACGGCGTCCACCTGAGTTGGCCAGCTGCGATCGATTTCCGTCACGGTCCAGGCGCGATCCCTCGTTTTCGCCGGGCGGATCTCCAGCTTGCTGGCATCAATACCCGCGTTACGCGCCGCGCTTAACACGCCGTCAAACTGCGTCAAATCCATCGCCATATCGGGCATCACCATTCCACCATGATGACCGCGGTGTTCGGCATGTTCATCCACGACCTCATGTTGGCCGGATAGCGTCGTGTTCACCTGCGGGGTGAGCCAGTTCATCTCTGCCCGCAGCTTATCCACGTTCCCGCCAGCCCACTGGGACCAGGTCAGGCCGGTTGCGGAGAACAGCAGCATTCCACCCAGCAGGCTCCAGCCCAGCGTCACGTGTACCCGACGCCGGTTCTGGAAGCGATTGTTGATCCGCCGTTTGGGCCGGGTATAACACCACAGGGCAATACCGCCCAGCGCGGCGACCCACATCCACGAGGCCGCAAGCTCGCTGTAAAGGCGCCCAATGTCGCCCAGCATCAGGGAAGTATGCAGGTAATCAATGGTCTGACGCAGGGGTAAAATCCCGCTGGTGCCGTATACCGTCAGATCTCCCAGCACCGTCAGGCTTACCGGATCGATAAAGATAGCCCGGTTCTCCGATGGCCCAAGTTTCGGGTCAGCGAACATCACGCGGGTGGTTTCGCCCTCAACCAGCCCCGGACGAACGGCGTGCAAACGTAAATCTGATCCAGCGGTTTTTTCCGCCACGACGATTTGTTCCGCCAGAGGCAGTGGCTCGCCTATAGAATCCGTGTGGAGCGCGTGCCGGTAGAGTGCGTTTTCCAGCTGTGGGGTCGCCACGTACAGCGTTCCGGTCAGCGCGGCGAAGAAGATAAACGGGCCGACAAACAGCCCAACGTAGAAATGAAGGCGACGCAGCAGGTTTCCCCATGCCGCGCGCGAGGTGCAGGTAGTCATACTTTTCCTTTTTAAGGCAAAAAGTTATCGATATTTTTAAAGGGAAAAAGCAGACTGCCGCGGCGGCGCGCGGGTATCAGGGTAAAGCCAGGGGAAGAAGTGCCAGTGCTTGACCGCCTGACGCGGCGGCTTAACGCGAAGCCTCTGTAGCACCACGCTGAGCAGGACGATGAGCGCCAGCATCACGCCAGGGACATGCGCTAACAGCACGCAGTAGCCGCACGCTTCCGCATGGTTGACGGGCATCGTGTGTGGCATATCGCCGTGATGCTCGTCCATCGACATCATGCTCATGTCATGATGCATGCCCGGCATGGCGCTCATGGGATCTTTCTGCAATGAGACGGAGATAAGGGGTGCTACCACGATCAGCAGGATCGCGAACAGCGCGGTCAATGCCGCTGCGCGTTTCCAACTATGCTGATGTAGTACGTTATCCACTTCCCCTCCATTCAAGAGGCAAGCATTGTAAATGATTTATGACGAAAGGGTTAACGCGAGAGGTGCGATGGGATAAAAAAAGGGCCAGCCTTTCGGCCAGCCCTTTCTAACAGGATGTCGCTTAAGCGAATCTTAGTTCAGACGCTCCTATTTACACCCCATTAAAAACAACAACTTACCATATAAAACAACTAGTTAAGTTAATTTTTAATGCAGTGAATTGTAGTGTTATGCAACCTCTGCCGCCATATTGTCGCCAACATACAACGACAGAGGATTGAGAGAGACGGCTTGCTCTAAATGGTCAGGAGCAAAGTGCGCGTATCTCATTGTTTCGCGAATGTTGGAATGCCCGAGAATTTTCTGCAGTACCAGTATGTTTCCGCCGTTCATCATAAAATGCGCGCCAAATGTATGACGCAGTACATGAGTCTTCTGTCCTTCCGTCAGCTCGATATTTGTGAGCTTGAGCATCTTTTTAAATTCCTGATAGCAGGGTTTAAACATTCTGCCCTGACGTTTGGCTAACTCGTCATACAACCATTTAGGAATGGGAACGGTGCGATTCTTCTTACCTTTGGTTTTTGTGAAAGTCAGTTTGCAGGGTGCGAGCTGTGGCCGCGTCAATCTCTCGGCTTCACCCCATCTTGCGCCGGTAGCGAGACAGACTTTGACAATCATCGTTAGATCCTCTTTGCCGTATTGCTCACAGGCTCGAAACAGCTCAGGGATTTGAGAAAGAGTTAGCCAGGACATTTCTTTCTCAGCTTCTTTGAATACACGCACCCCTTCCAGTGGGTTGGGTAAACTCCACTCCCCTAACCGCCGCAGCTCATTGAACACAGCTATAAGATATTGCTGCTCACGATTCACAGTTATGGGTTTGGCGACCCATTTAGCAGGGTCTTTGTGATATCCGTTATCTATTTCACCACGGAGTCGACGGTCGCGGTAATGAGCCCAATCTTTAGCGGTAAAGCGGGATGCAATTGGGTCGCCCAAACCGTTACACACAATTTGAAGCTTTGCTAACCGCGACTTACTGGCGACTAAAGCCTGCCCGTGCAAGTTATGCCAGAGTTGAATCAACTCGCTTAAGCGTCGGCGATCTTCTTTCTTGCCGAGCCAAGGCTTGTCCTCACTTTCATTCTTCGTAAATGTTTCGAATGCCTCGGCCTCACCTTTTGTATTGAAATGCCGACGAATACGCCGCCCTTCTCGACCATTTGGGTAGAGTTCACATAACCATTTACCATTTTTTTGCTTACTTACAGTCATGATTTCACCGAGGCAATTCTAATCATTCACAAAGCGCTGTTGCTGCATCCATTACCGGATCCAAAGGTATTTTCACCCCCTTGTAATACGGGCTATCCTTCCAAACAGCATCAATATCGCTCCCCTCAAGCTTTCCAGACTTAACGCCACTAATCGCTAGGCCGTTCAATGGGTAGCGGTCATCTGTTGATTTGTCGTACACAAAGGCATATCGACCGTTAACACAAGAAACAGAAGCTTTCTCAAAAGTTAGCGGCCAATCTTCACCAAACTTAGCCCCGTCTAAATCCTGTGATTTTTCGGCGGATGAAGCCCCGAAAGAAATGGTCAGAAATAAAGCTAAAAAAAGTTTACGTTTCATAAATTCCCTTAAACGTGTTTTTCCAATGTAAGAACTACAGACCCGGCAGGCTTGATGTCTAAAATATTGCATTCGAACTGCGCAGACTTATTAGACAACCTGACTTTCCCACCAGGAAGACGGATGACATCAAAAACATCAAGAGCGCCGTCAATATCAATTAACCAACGCCCGTTGCTTATATTCGAAGCAGAACGTTCGACCAGCCAAGAGGCACCAACACCTTCTACATAAATCAATTCCCCTGATTCATTGGGTATCATCGAGGGGTCAGGATGCCATGCGCCAGCCTTCTTGAGCTCACCAGATTCAAGGCGGAATTTTTCGATTGAAGAATCAGCAGGGGCTATTTCCTTGTTAGTGCGCATTTGCCCTTTGCCAGTTGCTAACCATTCAAGCGACACATCAGTATCAAGAGCACATGTAACGACTACATCACCCGGGAAAAAATCGCGCCTTACCCATGTGCTAATTGTGCCTGAGGAAATGCCGAGCAAATCACCCAACTCCTTTTGCATGCTAAAGCCATAGGCATCGAGAATCCTACGTAAAACGGTTTTCCCGCCATTCGTCATTATCTCGTCATAAAGCTCTTTGCCTTTTAACCTGCAGACGGCTCGCTCGTAATTTGAATTTGCAAGCTCACCATTCACTAACCAATTGATATCGGCACCCGTGTCAAGACAACACCTAACTATGACGTTTCCCGGTATAGCATCGCGTTGAACCCAGCCACTAACGCTGTGTTTGGCGATGCCTAGCAGGTCTGCCAAATCCTTTTGCATCTTGACTCCATAGGCAGACATCAAGCGCTCTAACACGCCGTTAGTTGCACCAATACGCCACTGAACATCAAGCCCAGTACTCATAAAAACCCCTACAGATAATTTTATGGGTGTTTACAGATAACTTTTTACGATCTATAGTGGCGCTTACCGACCAAGATGCACACCACTGCATTACATTTCAAACAACAGGAGATAATGCGATATGTCAGATGCAAAATCAATCTCGACGCACGACTCGCAAAACTCACAAAATCAAACTGTGCTGTTAGACCCGACTCAGTTTGACGCCATCGTTACAGCAATGCTGCCAGCCCTGCAGACAATAATTCGCTCTGCTATGTCAGACACCATGACAGTGAAAGACTTTGCCGCCACCCGCGGCGTTAGCGAGCGTCTGGTCTGGCAATGGCTTAATGAGGGCATTCTTCTTAAAGCTCCGACCAAAGACTTTTCCAACAAAGAGGAAGCCGGTAAACGAAGCCGCACCCTCGTAAACGTAAAAGCATGGCGCGACAAACTGACTCAACAAGCGATTGATTGTCGCTACATCGACCAGCGCACCGCTCTTAACTGAATTTGATTATGCAAGTTAGAGGGAACTTAACCATGTTTGATTTTCAGATTTCCAAACATCCCCACTATGACGATGCGTGTCGTGCTTTCGCTCAACGTCACAACATGGCGAAGCTGGCCGAGCGTGCGGGTATGAACGTTCAAACGTTACGTAACAAGCTCAACCCGGAACAGCCTCACCAGTTCACGCCGCCTGAGTTATGGCTGCTGACAGACCTGACCGAAGACTCAACTTTAGTTGATGGTTTTCTGGCGCAGATTCACTGTCTGCCATGTGTACCGGTCAACGAACTGGCGAAAGACAAACTGCAGTCTTACGTAATGCGCGCAATGAGTTCCCTCGGTGAGTTGGCTAATGGCGCAACATCTTCAGACCGCCTGACGACAGCAAAAAGACATACGATGGTCGAGAGTGTGAATTCTGGTATCCGTATGCTGTCACTGTCAGCGATGGCGTTGCATGCTCGCCTTCAGGCTAATCCGGCTATGTCGAGTGTGGTCGATACCATGACCGGCATTGGCGCAACATTTGGTTTAGTGTGAGGTGCTTATGCTGAAAAATGAACCCTCATTCGCATCTCTGCTCGTTAAGCAAAGTCCGGGTATGCATTACGGTCACGGCTGGATCGCGGGTAAAGATGGTAAGCGCTGGCACCCGTGCCACTCTCAGTCCGAATTATTAAAAGGGCTGAAAACAAAGCAGCCGAAATCGTCAGGCTTTTTAATTATTCGTATTGTTCACTTTATTATTAAAGGGATTAAACATGTCACGCGATGAATTAAGAATTGTTTTAGGTGCCATGATTCCAAATATGGAGGAAGGTTTTGAAATTAAAACCCGCGACGGCGCAATACTTCGCGTTGACCCTGAGTGGGAGTGCTGCAAAGAATTTAAGGATGGATTAAAAGCCGAAATCATCAAGCAGTTAAAAAGCAAACCTGCTGTTGTATTTGGATACAGTTAATTAATTAAACGTAATTACTTGGCGTAAACACGCCGGGCTTCTTATTGCCCAAAATCAGGAGAGTTAATTATGCGTAATACCGAATCTCGTAGTTTAAAGGCTGATGCCGAAGCGCTGGCCGTATTGCTGACAGATGCCAAAAAAGAGGAACGCAAAGACCGCGCCCTCGCAGTTTCAATCCGTCTTGAAGCACTGGCCGTGCATATCACGAATAAGCGAATGACCTGTTTTGAAGTGGCTGAACTGTTGCGTTCCGAGGCTACCCGCTACGAAAACGAATCACAGGAACTGCACTAATGGCAGACACAATTGATTTAGCCCAACAGCGTGAGCAGGAAGACCGCGAGCGCTACATCAACAAAGCGCGCAGCCGTATCTCTGCGCCTTCCCGTTTTTTCTGCGAAAAATGTGACGCACCAACCCCAGAAGCTAGCCGCATTGCGGTTCCGGGCGTGGATTTGTGCGTGACCTGTCAGCAAATCGACGAGCTCAAATCTAAGCATTATCGGGGGGTATGAATTGGCTGTTCAATTCGCGTTTCCGTGGAATGCTCCACGGTCGGCAATAACCAGTCCATATCTTACCTATGACCAACAGCATCGCCGCGACCGTATGTTCGCGGCTTTGCTGCATGCGAGAAAGGTGCTTTCTCTCCAGCCAGAATGTGTGCGCTTTGATGTTTATCGCACCGCTGCAGTTCTGGAGCAAAATCAGGGCAGTCAACGAGCCAATGCCTTTTTAATCAGCTTCTGCAAAAAGGCATTGCCACGTCTTGAACTGGTCGCAAAAAAATACGAGTGCTCGGGCATCAACAGCAATGTATCAGCCGCTGTTTTCGATGGTCATTTTGATACCCAGCTTATGCAATATCTGGCGTCACGCATGGTCAATATGGTCGCTAGATTTAACCGCCTCCCGGATATGTCGCGCGCCGATATTGACCTACTGGCCGCGGATATCGCTAATTTTATTCGCGCTGAACTGGCTGACATTGATGATACCGTATTTAGCGAACTCAAAACGCTATACTCCTGGTACATGCGCGCTGGTTTTATTTCCCTGCAATTCAACGTTACACCGCCGAAATGGGAGCGTGTGACTAAAAAATATTTTTGTGAGGATGAAATCGCACCGGCAGTAATGCGCATGTTTAATGAGGTTTGGTGGCGCGGTCGCTTGCGACGCATTGCGGCTGCATGGCGCGAACATCTGCAAATTGCAGTCGGCAACGTAAGCAAGAAACGACACGCATACGCGAGTAAAAACTGCGTGACCGACTGGCGCGAGCAGAAGCGCCGCACGCGCGAATTTCTTAAGGGGCTGGATCTCGAAGACGAAGAAGGCAACCGCATTAGCCTGATTGAAAAATACGACGGCTCGGTCGCTAATCCAGCAATACGCCGCTGTGAGCTGATGGCTCGCATTCGTGGGTTTGAAAATATCTGTAATGAGCTCGGTTATGTCGGGGAGTTCTATACTCTGACTGCACCGTCTAAATACCACGCCACCACCAAAGCGGGCTACCGTAACAGCAAATGGAACGGTGCAAGCCCGTCAGACACGCAGAACTATCTCACCGGTCTTTGGGCGCGCATTCGCGCCAAACTGCACCGGGAAGAAATCCGCATTTTCGGCATCCGTGTTGCTGAACCTCATCACGACGGGACGCCTCACTGGCACATGCTTATGTTCATGCTGCCGGAAGACGTTGAGCGCGTGCGCCTCATCATTCGTGATTATGCGTGGGATGAAGACCGCCACGAACTGAGAAGCGATAAAGCCAAAAAGGCGCGCTTTCATGCCGAAGCCATCGACCCGGAAAAGGGCAGCGCTACCGGCTATGTTGCTAAATACATTTCAAAAAACATCGACGGCTATGCTCTCGATGGTGAAACCGATGACGAAAGCGGTGAGCTCCTGAAAGAGACCGCGCCTGCCGTTTCAGCTTGGGCGGCGCGCTGGCACATCCGTCAGTTTCAGTTTATCGGTGGTGCGCCGGTGACGGTCTACCGTGAGTTGCGTCGTCTCGCTGACACAGAGACCGCGCACGGTCTAAGCGTTGAGTTTGCAGCCGTCCATGATGCCGCCGACGCCGGTGATTGGGCTGGCTACGTTAATGCGCAGGGTGGTCCGTTTGTTCGTCGCGATGATTTGCAGGTGAGAACGCTGTACGAGCCGCGCACCGAGTTTAACCAGTACGGCGAGGAAACCGTCTGCATCCGTGGCGTATACGATTCCGCTATCGGTGCCGGCACCCCGATTTTGACCCGACTCACGCAGTGGAAAATTGTTCCGAAGCGTGCCGTTGATTTGGCCGTTGACGTTAAGGGCGCTCCTGCGCCCTCTCGGAGTTCTGTCAATAACTGTACGGGAAGCGAAAGCGATCCACCGATACTAGATTTAACAAAACCTCTGAGTCGGCGTGAAAGACGAGAGTTGACCAACCGACTCAGGAAGCAAAAGCCAGCAGCACGGCGAAAATTCACCCACGGAACGGATGAGCAAAACGCAGTTATAGCGCAAACTATCGACGAGATACATCTGACAACCGGCATCACAATCAGCCGGGGTGAAGCCATGCACCTGATGGCCGGTGGTAAAAGTTGTTTTGATGGCAAATGGCTGCGCGGAACGGCCAAAGGAGAAATATTTTCCGCAGCGCCATCGCATGAGGCTAAAGCTCGGAAAATCCTTAATCGTGTTGCGGCGATGGCTGAAGCATCAAAACCAATACATGAGTAATTCATATCCATATCATGCACATACGGCAATCGCCCTATTCATTTTTTTCTTCCCATCTTTTGCCAATACGTGCTACTGTATAAATATACAGTAACCCTATGGGAGGGATTTCATGGTTGGCGAACATTTCAGCCGAACGCAGCAAAAGTGGGCTTGTGTGCAATTTATTGCCGAGGTATCTCTGATTGCAAACTGCAAGCCATCAGACTTAAAGCTCGCGCTCACTCTCATTGCAGACCTAGCAAATAGCGAAAATAACGAAACCGAAGATGATATTTTTTATAAGGCTGATTAGATTATGAGAATCAATATCACGTTGGATAAAGAGCAAAAAATTAGTCAGGCAACGTTGGATGCGCTTGAGGCTGAGCTGTACCGCAATCTTCAACCTATTTACCCAAAGACCGCTATACTCATTCGCAAAGGCTCCGCAAATGGCGTTGAGCTAAGCGGTTTGAAACTGGACGAAGATAAAAAACGAGTAATGGAAATCATGCAGCAGGTATGGGAGGACGATAGCTGGTTGCATTAACAAACGCCGCCGGTGCTGAAACTCGCTTTCGTGCTGGCGGGGTTGAACAACGAGCCCCGCGAGGCGTTAGCCTGTCCCGTATAGACCGCTCCAAACCGGCACCCGGAATGCCGGTTTTTTTATGCCATTTTCCCGCGATTTCCCCGTTCTTTAGCCGTGCATGCAACAGGTGCATGGTTTTGCATGCGTCGGGGTTGCCTGTTCGGGTCGTGCGCAGCCAGAGCTGGCACGGATCCAGAGTGGTCATGCAACTGCATTAAAACCGCCCCATAAAGCGGGCAGGCGTGGCGGGGAAAGCATTGCGCGCCAGAGGTGGTGCGGAATAATAAAAATTATCGTCTGAGCGCCTCGTAATGGCGCTATCGTGGTTGCTGTTGCTTCGTTGGTGGTCGTGTGTGTTCGTGCGCGTGTGGCGCGTCTGAGGCGTGATGATGGCGGGGTATGAAAAAGCCGCCATGCTGGCGGCTTGAGGGGGAGTTATTCCGGGTTGTCGAGGGTGTACTCTTTGAACCTGATGACCTCCATGCCGAGCCAGTCGTTTACCTCCCTGAACCTGTCCTGCAGGGGTGACAGCTCGTTACGCACAAATACCTTTGCCACCTTCTCAACGTCACCGAGTGAACCTATATTCTCGGGCTTACCGCCCATGAGCTGGAACGGTACGCGGTGCGCGTCCATCAGGTCGGCGGCGCTGGCTTTCTTGATGTTGAAAAAGTCATCCTTTGTGGCGACCTCGCTCAGTGGCACGATTTTGATGCCGTCCGGTTTTCCGCCGGGAGCGTAGAAAAACAGGTTCTTAAAGTTGCCTAGCCCTTTCGAGTTTCGCATCGCCTCGCGCAGCGATTCGACGTCGGTCGCGCTCTGCGCCGGGTCGGTCACATACATGATGTAACCCGCGTGCGCGCCGTTCTGGTAATACTTGCGGCGGAACAGCGTCGCGGATTCATTCAGCCAGGCAGAATTAAGCGCGCTGAGATATTCGGGCAGGCCGTAAATCTCCTGATTAATATCGGGCTCCAGCAGGTGAAACACCGTATCAGGCGCGAACTCATGCGGTAGAGTGAAGTTTTCCACAAACCAGAATATAGAATCGTCGACCCCGCGCCGGGTGTATTTGGCCGGTGAGGCCAGCAGCTTGATTAACTGGCCGGTGACGCTGTGGCGCTGCTCAAGAAAGGCATTGCCGAATACCAGATAGTCGAGCGCAAAGCGGCTGAAATCCTGACGGGACAGCAGCGGGTGCGGAATGTAGGTGCTAGCGAGCACGTTGCGTTTAACGTAAATCGGTGAGCTGTGATGCACTGCAGAGCGCAGGCTCTTTGCCAGCCCGGAGAAGCTGACAGGCGGCTCGTACCATTTGCCGTTACTGATGCACTCGACGTAATCCAGAATATCGCGCTTATCGAGCACTGGCACCGGCTCGCCGAAGGTAAAAGCTGTTGTTTTTAGCGGTGCGCTGGCGGTCAGTTGTTGTGGCTTGCTGGCCTTCTGCGCAGCTGCTTTGCGGGATTTTTGCTTACCCATTAGTTGAACTCCAGAATAGATTTAGGCTGCATGCCGCTACCAGCGGAAAGCGGTTCGTTTAACAGGGCGTGCATGGTCGCCCATGCGATATCGGCGTGACTGGCTTCCTCGGTGCGGCTGGCCTCGTAGGTGGCGCTGCGCCCGCTGCTGGTCATGGTTTTGCGGATGGACATAAACGACTGCGTGACGTCGGTCGCCCCGGCGTCGTACTCCAGACAGCCACGGCGAATGGTGTCTTTTGCCTTGAGTACCATCGCGGTTTTCATTTCAGGCGTGTAACGAATGCCGCGTGCCGCCGGGTAAAATGAGCGCACCAACTGGAACACGCCGAGACCGAGGCCGGTTGCGTCAATGCCGATGTATTCGACGTTGTATTTCTCTGTCAGCTTGCGGATGCCCTCGGCCTGAGCGGCAAAGTCCATTCCTTTCCACTGGTGACGCTCCAGCATGCGGAACTTGCCACCCGAGACCACAGGCGGCGCGAGCACGACGCACCCGGCGCTGTCGCCGGTGTGTGACGGGTCGTAGCCAATCCAGACAGGACGCGAGCCGAACGGATGGTCGGCGAACGGGGCAAAGTCCTCCCATTCTTCCATCACATCGACCATGCAGCGCTGCAGCTCCTCGAACGGGAATACCGACGCTTTATCGTCGACAAACTCGCACATAAACAGGTTCTTAAAGTCCTCATCACTGTTTTCGCGTTTGAGCTGGTCGAGGTCGAACAGGGTGCAACCACCGGCAAGGGCATCCTCAATGGTGACAATCTGCCGCCACTGGCCATCGTCGCAGAGCTGGCCACCGGCGAGCGCGCTGTGGCTGATGTCGATTTCGATGCGGTCGGCAATACGGCTGCGCCCCTTGTTGAACAGCTCGCCAGACCAGAAGGGGTAAGCGCCGTGCGCCAGCGTGGAAGGTGTCGAAAAATAGGTCGAGCGCAGGTGCTTTTGCGAGGCCATGCCCGACGCGACTTTGCGCAGCTTCTGAAAATTCGGGATCCAGAATATTTCATCGACATACAGGTCGCCGTTATGGCTCTGCGCGGTATTGGAATTAGTACCGAGAAAAATCAGCTTTGCGCCGTTGTTGCCGATGACAATCGGGTCGCCGGTCAGGTCGACGTCGACCAGTCGCGCAAACTGGATGATGTACTCGCGGAACACGTAAGCCTGCGTTTTACTGGCCGACAGAAATATCTGGTTGTGGCCGGTCTTGAGCGCGCGCAGCAGCGCCTCGCGGGAGAAATAGAACGTCGCGCCAATCTGGCGGGATTTGAGAATATCGCGAATACGGTGCGCCAGCCCTGCGCGGTACCACTGCAACTGGTACTCGAAAGACTGGTCGAAAAATAATTCCTCCAGTTTCTCGATAGCCTCGTCGCTGAAAAAGTTCTTTTTCGGCTTTTTACGCTCGCCTTTGTTGCGGTTGGCGACATTGGGGTTTAGGTCGACCTCGTTGCCGGTCTGGCTGTAGCGGTTAACGCGCGCCAGTCGCTCAATCTGCCGCCCGAGCAGGTCAATTTCTTTGAAATCGCCGCCTGACTTTTGCGGCTTGGCGATGAGCTGAATCAGGCGCGCCTCAAGGCTGCTTTCGACGCGGGAAATCGGTGCGATACCGTCCCAGCCGTCGCGCTGCTTCCAGCTCTGCACGGTCGGGCGCTTGACCTGCAGCATTTCGGCAATCTGTGGCACGGAAAAGCCCTGCCAGTAAAGCAGCGATGCCTGCCGTCGCGGGTCATGCAACAAGGTTGTATCGGTGGAAATGGTCATTGATGCCTCGCCGTAGTGGGTTCAGGGCAAGGCTACTTAATGGCCGTCAGTGATTCGCTAAGGTGCTGTTGTGTGGGAGGTTGTCCAGTCGTCATTGGTGGTCTGGCGTGCCCTGAGTCTGGAAACTGGCGGTGACCAGTAACCCCAACCTCAGGACTCCTGACAATGGCAAAAAAAGTCTCAAAGTTCTTTCGCATCGGCGTCGAGGGTGATACCTGCGACGGGCGCATTATCAGCGCCAGCGATATTCAGGAAATGGCCGAAACCTACGACCCGCGCGTCTACGGTTGCCGTATCAACCTTGAACACCTGCGCGGCCTGCTGCCCGATGGCGTATTCAAGCGTTATGGCGATGTGGTCGAACTGAAAGCCGAGAAGATTGACGACGATTCTGCGCTTAACGGCAAATGGGCGTTGTTCGCTAAAATCACCCCGACCGATGACCTTATCGCGATGAATAAAGCCGCGCAGAAGGTCTACACCTCAATGGAAATTCAGCCGAATTTTGCCAATACCGGCAAATGCTACCTCGTCGGCCTTGCGGTCACCGATGACCCGGCGAGCCTCGGCACTGAATACCTCGAATTCTGCCGCAACGCGAAGCACAACCCGCTGCAGCGCTTTAAGGCCAACCCTGAAAACGTCTTTTCCGCTGCCACGCTGGCAGAGCTGGAATTTGAAGACGTTCCCGACACGGTGCTCAACAGCCTGGCCGACAAGGTGAAAGCCATTTTCAGCCGTAAGCAGGTCAGCGACGATGCGCGCCTGAATGATGTGCATGAGGCGGTGACCACCGTCAGCGAACATGTGCAGACCAACCTGACCAAACAGGACGAGCGCCTTTCCGCTATGGAAACCGCGTTTGCCACTTTCAAACAGGAACTGACCAGCAAGGTTGAAGAAACCAGCCAGGCATTTTCCGTCCTGAAAACCACCCTCGACAAAACCGAAAGTTTAAGCCAGCCGCGACGCACAAAAGCCAGCGGCGGTGGCGGCGATGAGCTGCTGACCGACTGCTGATAAACCGCGGACCGAAACCGGGCGGCAACCCCGCCCGATGCTGTGACTAACCGATTAATTCAAACAGGAAATACTATGCGTCAGGAAACCCGTTTTAAGTTCAATGCCTATCTGACCCAGCTCGCCAAACTGAACGGCATCAGCGTTGATGACGTCAGCAAAAAATTCACCGTCGAGCCGTCCGTCACGCAAACGCTGATGAACACCGTGCAGGCGTCATCCGCGTTTCTGCAGATGATTAACATTCTGCCGGTCGCAGAAATGAAGGGCGAGAAAATCGGCGTCGGTGTGACCGGCACCATCGCCAGCACGACCGACACCTCGGGCGACAAAGAGCGCCAGACAGCAGATTTCACCGCGCTTGAGTCCAACAAGTACGAGTGCAATCAGATTAACTTTGACTTCCACCTGACCTATAAACGCCTCGACCTGTGGGCGCGTTTTCAGGACTTCCAGCGCCGTATTCGCGACGCCATTGTCCAGCGTCAGGCGCTCGATTTCATCATGGCAGGGTTCAACGGTACCACCCGCGCTGATACCTCAGACCGCAGCAAAAACCCGATGCTGCAGGATGTGGCCGTCGGCTGGCTGCAGAAGTACCGCAACGAAGCCCCGGCGCGCGTGATGAGTAACATCACCGACGCTGACGGTAAGGTCGTTTCGGCGGTGATTCGTGTCGGTAAAAACGGCGACTATGAGAACCTCGACGCGCTGGTGATGGACGGTACTAACACCCTGATTGACGAGATTTATCAGGATGACCCGAAACTCGTTGCCATCGTTGGCCGTAAGCTGCTGGCTGACAAATATTTCCCGCTGGTCAACAAACAGCAGGAAAACACCGAGTCGCTCGCGGCGGATATCATCATCAGCCAGAAGCGCATCGGCAATCTGCCAGCCGTGCGTGTGCCGTACTTCCCGGCGAATGCGGTATTTGTGACCACGCTGGAAAACCTCTCTATCTACTTCATGGATGAGAGCCACCGCCGCAGCATTGATGAGAATCCGAAGAAAGACCGCGTGGAAAACTACGAGTCGATGAACATCGACTATGTGGTCGAAGCGTATGCCGCCGGTTGCTTGCTGGAAAACATCACCCTGGGCGATTTCACCGCACCTGCAGCACCGGAAAACGGAGCCTAAACCATGACGAGCCCCGCACAGCGTCACATGATGCGGGTCTCGGCCTCTCAAGCCGCGCAGCGGGAACAAGCCCCGCTGCGCCACGCAACCGCCTACGAGCAGATGCTGGTAAAGCTGGCCGATGACCGCCGCACGTTGAAAACCATCCGTTCAAACGAACTGAAAGCCGCGAAAAAGCGCGAGCTGCTGCCGTTCTATGCGCCGTGGGTTGCCGGTGTGCTGGCTGATGGCCGTGGCGCACAGGATGACATTCTGATGACCGTCATGCTGTGGCGTCTTGATGCCGGTGATATCGCTGGCGCGCTGGAGATTGCGCCCTACGCGCTGAAATACGACCTCACCTCTGACCATCGCCGCACCACGCCTTACATGCTGGTTGAGGAGGTGGCGCTTGCCGCGCTGCGCCTGCGCGATGCCGGTAAGCCTGTCGACCTCGCATTACTGCTGACCACCCTCAGCCTGACCGACGGCGCTGACGTTCCCGATATGGTGCGCGCCCGTCTGCATAAGGTGACTGGCCTGACCCTGCGCGATGCCGGTAAGAACGCCGACGCGCTGGCGCAGTTTCAGCGCGCGATGCAGCTCGACCGCAATGCCGGTGTACGCAAAGAGATTGAGCGGCTGGAGCGCGCATTGAAGCCTAAGCCCGAGGCCGCGCCCCGTAAAACGACTAAACCGCGCACGCGCAAACCTGCCACCAAACCGGCGGCAAAGCGCGGGCGTCCACCAAAGGCGGTAAAAACCGCCGGTTAACTGAACGCTCCCCGAGCCGGGCGGCACGCCGGTCAAAGCGGGTTTTGACCCTGACGGCGACCGGCGTCCACCGCCCAACCTAATGAGGTTGTCATGACGACAGTAATACTGAATCAGCCCGACGAACCGCAGGACGTACCGGGCGTGGTGATTCCCGCACCGGAGACGGGCGACGCAGTGATTAAAAACACGTTCTTTTTCCCTGACGTGGATCCGAAGCGGGTGCGCGAGTTGATGCGCCTTGAGCAGACGGTTTCCGATGCGCGCCTGCGCAACGCCATCAAGACCGGCATGGCGGAAACCAATGCGGAGCTTTACGACTATCGGCTGCGCCAGATTGCTGCAGGGTTTAAGCAACTGGCCGACGTGCCTGACGCCGAGGAAATCGACGGCGAGAATGTGCGCGTTTTCCACTACCTGAGCGCCGTGACGGCGATGGCGACCGCCACCCTGTATGAGCGTTATCGCGGGGTTGAGGCCACCGGCAAGGGTGACAAAAAAGCCGACAGCGTCGAAACCACCATTGATGACCTGTGGCGGGATATGCGCTGGTCGGTCTCGCGCCTGCAGGATAAACCGCGCTGCATCGTGGGTCAGCTCTGATGAAAGTCTACGCGATGCAGGGCGATACCCTCGACGCGCTTTGCGCCCGGTATTACGGGCGCACTGAGGGTGTGGTCGAGACGGTGCTGCAGGCTAATCCCGGTCTGTCTGAGCTGGGCGTCATTCTGCCGCATGGCACGGCGATTGACCTGCCCGACGTTGAAACCTCACCCACGGCGGAGACCCTGAACCTATGGGACTGAGTATGGAAAAAATCACCACGTTTATCGCCTACTGGCTGGCCGTGGGTCTGGCGTATTTCGGGGCAATGTCGCCCGAAAAGCTGGCGCTGTATGTGGGTAGTCTGTGCGCCATTTTTACGGCGGCGGTGAATTTCTGGTACCGGCGCAAAACCTTTCGTTACCTGACCGAAATGGGAATCGACAAAGGGGTGACCCGTGAGCTCAATCGTTAAACGTTGCAGTGTGGCCGCAGTGCTGGCGCTGGCGGCACTGATGCCTGATTTTCGTCTGCTGAATACCTCGCCTGATGGTCTGGCGCTGATTGCCGACCTCGAAGGGTGTCGCCTGACACCTTACCAGTGTAGCGCGGGCGTGTGGACGTCAGGCATCGGCCACACTGCCGGGGTGGTACCGAAACGCGATATCACCGAGCGCGAAGCGGCGGCAAATCTGGTCGCCGACGTGCTGAATACCGAGCGCCGTCTCGCGGTCTGCGTGCCGGTCACCATGCCGCAACCTGTTTACGACGCGCTGGTCAGTTTCTCTTTTAACGTCGGCACCGGCGCAGCCTGTCGCTCGACGCTGGTCTCTTACATCAAGCGTCATCAGTGGTGGCAGGCATGCGACCAGCTTACCCGCTGGGTGTACGTCAATGGCACTAAAAACAAAGGGCTGGAAAACCGCCGCGCGCGGGAACTGGCGTATTGCATGAAAGGAGTAACCCAATGAAAAAATATTTACGTTCCCTGATGTTCGATGCCCTGCTGGCACTGGCGCTGCTTTGGGGACTGGCATCGCCGCAAAGCGCCGCCGTCAACTTTGTTGCCGCGTGGGCGCTGTTTGGCAGTTTCATCTGCATTACGGCGAGCGTCGCCGGTGTGGTCGCTTATGAGCACTGGCTGCGAAATACGGGCAAAAATATTCCCGTCAATCCAGACCTGATGAAAGTATTTCGCGCCGTCTTTTGCCGTAAGCCCTCTCAGGGGCGTCGGGCATGGTCTCTCATTATTTTCTCTGTTACCACGGGCTGTCTGCTTGGGGCTGGCTGGATCCTTACTGCTCTGATTTACCTGATTTGTATGCTGACCTTTAAGGCCGTTCGCGAGACCTACCGCCAGCGCATTGAGGGGGCTGGTCTGTGTCCAGAGTCATTGTGATGTTTCTGGCCTCTGCGCTGTTGCTGGCTGTGCTTGGGCTGCTGTGGTTGCGCCATGAGAACGGCAATTTATCCCGCTCCTTTGAGAAAGCAAACCGCGTTGCGAGCGAACAAAAGACGACGATTGGCATGCTGAAAAATCAGCTCAGTGTTGCCGGTCAGCTTGCCAGACGTAATGAATCTGCGCAGGTGGCACTGCGTGAACAGCTCGCAAAGGCCAGCGAGGAAGCCAGCCGCCGCGAGCAGACGATAACGAGGTTACTTAATGAAAATGAAGCCTTTCGCCGCTGGTATAACGCTGCTTTACCTGATGTTGTGCGTCGGCTGCACACCCGCACCGCCTGCGCCAGCGCCGGTGATTGTGGTCAGCGGATGCCCGAGGGTGAGCCTTTGCCCGATGCCGGGAAGTGACCCGAAAACAAATGGTGACCTGAGCGCGGATATCCGCCGCCTTGAGGGCGCGCTGACCGCCTGCGCGCTGCAGGTTAAAACCGTCAAACACTGTCAGGATGAACTCGATGCAGAAGCACAAAAGCCTGCGCAAAGCGCTGATTAACGCCGTGCCGCAGCTCCGAAACAACCCCGATATGCTGCGTCTGTTTGCCGACAACGGCCATACCGATTCCCGACTGGCGAGCTCGCTGTCGTTTGAAAAGGTGTACGTGCTTAACGTGGTGGTGACCGACTTCACCGGCGACCTCGATTTGATATTCGTGCCGGTGCAGGCGTGGCTGCGTGAACATCAGCCGGACATTATGACCACCGACGACGGGCGGGAAAAAGGATTCACCTGGATTATTGATATCAATAACGACGATTCGCTCGATATCAGTATCAGCCTGAAGCTCACCGAGCGCACGCTCGTCAAAGAGGTCGACGGCGCGCTGCACGTCAGCTATGCCCCTGAGCCGCCGCTGCCTGAGCCGGTGACGCGCCCGGTCGAGCTGTACGTTAACGGCGAACTGGTGAGTAAGTGGGATGAGTGAGTTAACCGCGCTGCAGGAACGTCTTGCCGGTCTGATTGCCAGCCTGTCACCGGCAGCGCGTCGGCAAATGGCGGCTGAGATTGCGAAAAAGCTGCGTAGCAGTCAGCAACAACGTATCAAGCGCCAGCAGGCACCCGACGGCACCCCGTATGCCGCGCGAAAGCGCCAGCCGGTGCGGAGCAAGAAAGGCCGCATTAAGCGCGAAATGTTCGCCAAACTGCGCACTAATCGCTTTATGAAAGCCAAAGGCAGCGACAGTGCGGCGGTGGTGGATTTTACCGGCAAGGTACAGCGCATGGCGCAGGTTCATCAGTACGGCCTCAAAGACCGGCCAAACCGCAACAGCCGGGATGTGCAGTACGAGGCGCGCCCGCTGCTCGGTTTCACCCGCGACGATGAGCAGATGATTGAAGAAGTCATTATCAGGCACCTCGGCAAATAAATATTGTGTGAACCACCACCGAAGCCGCGCAAATTGGCGCGACTCCAGACCAGAGGCATCCTTGCAATATGAATACGTTATCCACGATACAGGAGCTCGCGCGCGCGATTCGCAACCTCATCCGCTCAGGCGTGGTGACTGAGGTCGATACCGTGCAGGGGCTGTGCCGCGTACAAAGCGGCGGGATCCAGACTACATGGCTGAACTGGCTGACCACTCGCGCCGGTCGTTCGCGTACATGGTGGGCTCCCTCGGTCGGTGAGCAGGTACTGCTGCTGGCAATTGGTGGCGAGCTAGATACCGCTTTCGTGCTGCCGGGGATTTTCTCAGATGAGAACCCCGCCCCGTCTGCCTCGGCGGATGCGTGGCATGTGGTGTTCCCTGATGGCGCGGTTATGGAGTATGAACCGGAAACCGGTGCGCTGACGGTTAGCGGCATCAAAACTGCCGACGTGACGGCATCGGAGTCCATCACCGCCACCGTGCCGGTGGTGCTGGTCAAAGCGGCAGAGCGTATCACCCTCGACACCCCGGAGGTGGTCTGCACCAACAAACTGACGACGGGGACGCTTGAGGTGCAAAAAGGCGGCACCATGCGAGGAAACATCGAACATACCGACGGTACGTTTAAATCAAACGGTGTGCAGGTTGATGACCACGGCCACGGTGGCGTGCAACGGGGCGGGAGCTGGACGGAGGGCACCAAATGACGGCGCGCTATATGGGGATGAACCGCAATACCGGCCTCGCTATCCGTGACAGTGAACATATCAGCCAGAGCATGCGCGACATTCTGCTGACGCCGGTCGGCTCCCGGGTAATGCGTCGTGAATATGGCTCGCTTTTGTCTGCGCTGATTGACATGCCACAAACCCCGGCGCTAAGGCTGCAAATTATGGTGGCGTGCTATTCCGCGATCCAGAAGTGGGAACCACGTATCAGGCTTACATCCATCAGCTTTGAGCACGGCGACACTGGCGAAATGTATGTCGATATTACCGGGATGCGTACCGATACCGGTGCGTCAGTTTCAACCACTGTTTCACTGAGTTAAACCACTATGGCAACCGTTGACCTGAGTCTGCTACCTGTTCCCGATGTGGTCGAGGAACTGGACTATGAAACCATCCTTGCGGAGCGCATTGCAACGCTGATTTCGCTCTATCCAGAAGACCAGCAGGAAGCCGTCGCCAGGACGCTCGCGCTTGAGTCTGAGCCAGTTGTTAAGATGCTGCAGGAAAACGCCTACCGTGAGGTTATCTGGCGTCAGCGCGTCAATGAAGCAGCACGCGCAGTCATGCTGGCTTATGCCATAGACAGTGACCTCGATAATATCGGGGCGAATTTCAATGTTGAGCGTCTTGTCGTTACGCCTGCTGATGACACCACCATTCCACCAACCCCGGCGGAAATGGAGCTCGACGCCGATTATCGCCTGCGCATACAGCAGTCATTTGAAGGAATGAGCGTGGCGGGCTCTACGGGTGCCTATGAATTTCATGGCCGTAGTGCTGACGGGCGTGTCGCTGATATTTCTGTTATCAGCCCTTCCCCCGCGTGCGTCACGATATCTGTGCTCTCGCGTGAGAATAACGGCGCGGCGTCTGATGAACTACTGAGCATTGTGCGCAATGCACTTAATGGTGAGGACGTGAGGCCGGTTGCTGACCGTGTAACGGTGCAGTCAGCTCAGATTGTTGATTACCAGATACGCGCAACGCTTTTCATTTATCCGGGACCGGAAAGTGAGCCGATTCGCGCAGCGGCTGAGGCGAAGCTCAAAGCCTATGCCAGCGCTCAACACCGGTTAGGGCGGGATATTCGCCTGTCTGCCATCTATGCCGCGTTACATGTTGAGGGGGTGCAGCGTGTCGAGCTGGCAGCACCAGTGGCTGACATTGTGCTTGATAAAACGCAGGCCTCCTTTTGCACAGACTATCAGATAGTGATTGGTGGCTCCGATGAGTGATGCGCGCCTGTTACCTGTAGGCTCATCACCTCTTGAGGTGGCTGCTGCCCGAGCCTGCGCAGATATTGAAAACACACCCATTCCGTTACGCCGCCTGTGGAGCCCTGACACCTGTCCTGCAAACCTTTTGCCGTGGCTGGCGTGGGCGTTTTCCGTTGACCGCTGGGATGAGAACTGGCCGGAAGAAACCAAGCGTGACGTTATTCGCAGTGCGTATTACATCCACTGCCACAAAGGGACAATAGGCGCTGTCCGGCGTGTGGTTGAGCCGCTCGGTTACGTCATTAACGTTACTGAGTGGTGGGAGAATGACGACCCGGCGGGAACTTTTCGTCTTGATATCGGTGTACTGGAAAGCGGCATCACCGAAGAAATGTATTTAGAAATGGAACGGTTAATTGCGGATGCAAAACCTGCCAGCCGACAACTGATTGGTCTGAATATTATCCAGGACATAGCGGGCTATATGTACACCGGCGGTGTGGCATATGACGGCGACATTATTACGGTTTACCCGGAAGAGTGAGGAATAATGAGCAAAAAATTCAAAACAATTATTACCACTGCCGGTGCTGAAAAGCTGGCTGCTGCCACTGTGCCGGGTGGTAAAAAAGTGAACCTTACTGCGATGGCTGTCGGTGATGGTGGCGGCACGCTGCCGGAGCCAAGCGCCGGTCAGACAAAGCTCATTAATGAAGTCTGGCGTCATGCGCTGAATAAAATCAGCCAGGACAACAAAAAGAAAAACTATATCGTGGCAGAGCTGGTCATCCCTCCTGATGTGGGAGGCTTCTGGATGCGCGAGCTGGGGCTGTATGATGATGCAGGCGCGCTGATTGCCGTTGCCAATATGGCTGAAAGTTACAAGCCGAAGCTGGCCGAGGGGTCGGGGCGTGCGCAGACCTGTCGCATGGTGATTATTGTCAGCAACGTTGACTCGGTAGAGTTGTCCATTGATGCAACAACGGTGATGGCAACGCAGGATTATGTCGACGACAAACTCGCCGAGCATGAACAGTCCCGCAAACATCCTGACGCCACGCTGAACGAAAAAGGTTTTGTCCAGCTCAGCAGCGCCACAGACAGCGTGTCTGAGAGCCTCGCGGCGACGCCGAAAGCAGTTAAGGAGGCGTATGACCTTGCTAATGGTAAATATACGGCTCAGGACGCGAGCACAGCGCAAAAGGGTATTGTGCAACTGAGCAGCGCAACTGATAGCAGTGACGAAGGGAAGGCTGCAACCCCGAAAGCGGTTAAGGCTGCGTATGACCTTGCCAATGGTAAATATACAGCTCTGGATGCGAGCACAACGCAAAAGGGTATTGTGCGCCTCAACAGTGCAATTGACAGTGATGCTGAAAATCTTGCAGCAACATCGAAAGCAGTAAAAATAGCGATGGAAAATGCAAATGCAAGACTCGCTAAAGACAGAAATGGCGGCGACATTCCTAATAAGCAGTTATTTATTCAAAACATAGGCATGCAGGATACTGTAAATAAAGCTGACGGTGCTATTCAGAGGTCCGGCGACAACATGACAGGCCCTCTTGGTCTCACACGAACATCCTCCTTTGGTGTGGCTACTGAGAACACGCTCGGTGGAAATTCCATTGCCATCGGTGACAGCGATTCAGGGTTTAAGTCAAATGGTGACGGTAACATTGCGCTGATGGCAAATAGTGTTCTTGCCGGGTATTTCTCGGAAAATGAATTACAGCATCACGAAAAGGTACTGACAAAAATCTTTCGGGCTATTTCAACCGGAAACGCGACAGAGGGGGCTGGAGGGTTTGGTTCTCAACTTACCAGCGGAGCACCATTTTATAGCCCGGCAATAGTGCGTCAAAATAATGATAACAATTACTTTCCTTTGTGGAAGCAAATTGTAAGCCTTCAGTCAGGTTATCCGGTAGCCGCGTCAATGGGATTGCTTACTACAGGTAAGCCGAATTTCCCACAGATTGTGCTCCATGCGAAAACAGATTTTGAGGTTAACGATAAACTTTGGGTTTTTGATGTGGCGTCAGGAGAGTTCAGAAGCCCAGGCCGTTTGTTAGGTACTGAAATATTTCTTTCAGGAAAGACGCGAATTGGGTCCGATGGAAACATTAACGGTGAGGTATGGGGAGGCTGGCTGAATGATTATTTATACAATACCTATAATAAAAAAAATACGGCAACACTGGGGTTCTCAGGCTGGAGTCGTGATGAGTCAACGGGGCTGATTATGCAATGGGGCAACGTTGATAAAGCTAACGGAACATACTCCTTTCCACGGGCATTTATAGACACCTGCTTTGCTGTTTTCGCGACAAACAAAGATGGCCAGCTTGGCGCAATTGATAATGCCTATGGTTATCCTGTGAGTAAAACGCAATTCCGACTCGCAAGTAAAGCGAACAGTGGATCGGATACTGCGTGTGGTATTTCTTGGTTTGCACTGGGGTATTAATGATGAATGAGCAATATTATTACAGCTATTCCGCAAAAGGTTTTTTCTGGCTGGGCGAAGATGAGCTAAAGGGGAATGATATTCCCGCTGACCTTATACCCGTCAGCGAGGAAGAGCACGCCGCAATGTTTCTTGGTCAGGAGCGGGGTAAATACATTAACCATACGCCTGATGGACCAGTTCTGGTTGACCAGCCGGATTACTCGCCAGAAGAACTCATTGCGCAGGCGGAAAGCAAAAAGTCACGTCTGATGCAGACGGCTAACGCAGAGATTGCTCCATTGCAGGATGCGGTTGATTTGGGGATTGCGACGACAAAAGAGATTGCCGCGTTGTCTGAATGGAAGAAATACCGGGTTATGCTGATGCGTGTTGATTGTCGGGCGATTCCTGATATTAACTGGCCTGACGCACCGGTATGAAAGAAGCGGGTTAAACCCGCTTTCTTTTTACCCTGCTGTTGTATCACCCCTTGCCCAACGCCGACAAATAGCCCACCGTTACAGTACAACAGAAAATACGCTCACCCCTTAACTACGGAGTTAACCGGATGAGTGATTTTCACCACGGCGTGCAGGTGCTTGAAATTAACGACGGCACCCGCGTCATTTCCACGGTTTCGACCGCTATCATCGGCATGGTCTGCACGGCAAGTGATGCGGATGCGAAGCTATTCCCCCTCAATGAGCCGGTACTGATTACCAATGTGCAAAGCGCCATTGCGAAAGCCGGTAAAAAAGGCACGCTGGCAGCCTCTCTGCAGGCCATCGCCGACCAGGCTAAACCTGTCACTATCGTTGTGCGCGTTGCCGAAGGTACCGGAGAAGACGCCGAAGCGCAGACCATTTCTAACATCATCGGCGGCACGGATGAGAACGGTAAATACACCGGTATCAAGGCACTGTTGACTGCCGAAGCTGTCACCGGCGTTAAGCCGCGCATTCTCGGCGTGCCGGGTCTCGATACGCAGGAAGTCGCAACCGCACTCGCATCGGTTTGTATCAGTCTGCGTGCGTTTGGTTATGTCAGCGCATGGGGCTGCAAGACCATTTCCGAGGCGATGGCCTATCGCGAGAATTTCAGTCAGCGAGAGCTGATGGTCATCTGGCCTGATTTCCTCGCATGGGATACCACCACTAACACCACCGCAACGGCCTATGCCACTGCGCGCGCACTCGGTCTACGCGCCTACATCGACCAAACCGTCGGCTGGCACAAAACCCTGTCTAACGTCGGCGTGCAGGGTGTCACCGGCATCAGCGCCTCAGTGTTTTGGGATTTGCAGGCATCCGGCACCGATGCTGACCTGCTCAACGAGGCCGGGGTCACGACGCTGGTGCGCAAAGATGGTTTCCGCTTTTGGGGTAACCGCACCTGCTCTGATGACCCGCTGTTCCTGTTTGAGAACTACACCCGCACCGCGCAGGTGCTGGCCGACACGATGGCCGAGGCGCACATGTGGGCGGTCGATAAGCCCATCACCGCATCGCTCATCCGTGACATTGTCGACGGCATTAATGCCAAATTCCGCGAGCTGAAATCTAACGGTTACATCGTGGACGGCGAATGCTGGTTCGACGAGGAATCGAACCATAAGGAAATCCTCAAGGCCGGGAAACTGTATATCGACTACGACTATACGCCGGTTCCACCACTGGAAAGCCTGACCCTGCGCCAGCGTATCACCGATAAATATCTGGTGAATCTGGCCGAATCGGTCAACAGCTAAGGAGCCTGAAATAACATGGCACTACCCCGCAAACTCAAATATCTGAACATGTTCAACGACGGTCTGAGCTACATGGGCGTTGTTGAATCCGTGACACTGCCGAAGCTGACCCGCAAGCTCGAAAACTATCGCGGCGGCGGTATGAATGGTGCGGCGGCGATTGACCTCGGTCTCGACGATGATGCGTTAACCGTCGAGTGGTCTGTCGGTGGCCTGCCTGATGTGGCGCTGTGGGCGCAGTACGCCGCGCCGGGTGCTGACGCTGTGCCGCTGCGTTTTGCTGGTTCCTACCAGCGCGACGACACCGGCGAAATCATCGCGGTCGAGGTAGTCATGCGTGGCCGTCATAAAGAAATCGACGGCGGCGAAAATAAGCAGGGTGAAAACACCTCGACCAAACTGTCGACCGCTTGCACCTATTACCGCCTGACGATTGATGGTAGCGACGTCATCGAAATCGACACCGTCAACATGGTCGAGAAGGTGAACGGCGTCGACCGTCTGGAACAGCATCGCCGCGCAATCGGGCTGTAATTCCCTGACCGGTCAGCATGACTGGCCGGTTATTAATCCCCTTTCAGAGCAGAGAAAAAATCATGGCTAAAGCACCACGTAAAACCGCTGAATTTGTTGATACGGCTGGCAATGAAATTGACACCGTAAACCCGAACGTCGTGACCCTCGACAAGCCGATTAAGCGCGCCGGTCAGACAATTGATAAAGTCACCCTGATTGAGCCGAACGCCGGTACCCTGCGCGGCGTCAGTCTGGCGGCGGTGGCGCAGTCTGAGGTCGATGCGCTGATTAAAGTCCTGCCCCGCATGACCTATCCCGCACTCACCACGCAGGAACTTACCGCGATGAACCTGCCCGATATGCTGTCGCTGGCCGCTAAGGTGATTGGTTTTTTGTCACCGGCTTCGGCGGAGTAGATTTCCCGCCCGACCTGTCGACCGATGACCTGATGGCGGATATCGCGGTGATATTCCACTGGCCGCCATCAGAGCTCTATTCCCTGAGCCTGACCGAGCTCATCACATGGCGCGAAAAGGCGCTGCAGCGTAGCGGAAACCACAATGAGTAATAACCTGAGGCTTGAGGTATTGCTGAAAGCGGTCGACCAGGCGACCCGACCGCTTAAATCCATACAGACCGCGAGTAAAACCCTCTCGGGTGATATTCGCGACACACAAAAGGGGCTGCGTGACCTGAATGGTCAGGCATCGAAAATCGACGGCTTTCGTAAGGCAAGTGCGCAACTGGCCGTAACCAGTCAGGCGCTTGACAAGGCGAAGCGAGAAGCCGGTGAGCTGGCCGTGCAGTTTAAAAACACCACCAGTCCGACCCGCGCACAGGCGCAGGCACTCGAAGCGGCAAAGCGTGCCGCTTCTGAACTGCAGGCGAAATACAACAGCCTGAGAACATCGGTACAGCGTCAGCGCTCCGAACTGATGCAGGCCGGTATTAACACCCGCACCCTGTCTGCCGATGAGCGTCGGCTCAAAACCTCCATCAGCGAAACGACCGCGCAGCTTAATCGACAGCGCGAGGCACTGGCGCGCGTCAGTGCGCAGCAGGCGAAATTAAGCCGCGTGAAAGAACGATATAAATCAGGTAAAGAGCTTGCCGGTAACATGGCCGCAGCCGGTGCTGCCGGGGTCGGTATCGCGACAGCTGGAACGATGGCCGGGGTTAAATTACTGATGCCCGGTTATGAGTTTGCGCAGAAAAATTCCGAGCTGCAGGCCGTGCTCGGGGTCGATAAGCAGTCGCCAGAAATGGAGGCGCTACGCAAACAGGCTCGCCAGCTCGGCGACAATACTGCCGCCTCTGCCGATGATGCCGCCAGTGCGCAGATTATTATCGCAAAAGGTGGTGGTGATGCTGAAGCTATAGCGGCCATGACGCCTGTGACTCTCAACCTGTCACTTGCGAACAGAAAAACAATGGAGGAAAACGCGCAACTGTTGATGGGGACAAAAGCCGCCTTTCAGCTTTCTAATGACGCGGCTGCACATATTGGTGATGTTCTTTCAACCACGATGAACAAAACCACCGCTGATTTTCAGGGACTAAGTGACTCATTAAGTTACCTTGCCCCTGTTGCGAAAAATGCCGGAGTGAGTCTTGAACAAGCGGCGGCGATTACCGGCACACTTCATGATAATAACATCAGGGGGTCAATGGCTGGGACGGGCGGCGCGGCTGTAATAACGAGACTACAGGCACCAACAGGCAAAGCATACGATGCCCTCAAAGAGTTGGGTGTTAAAACCTCGGACAGCAAAGGCAATACGCGCCCGTTATTTACCATCCTGAAAGAAATGCAGGCCAGTTTTGAGCGCAACAAGCTCGGAACTGGTCAGAAAGCTGAATATGTGAAAACCATATTCGGCGAGGAGGCCATGAAGTCTGCAAGTGTGCTGATGGCCGCAGCGGCAAGCGGAAAGCTCGATAAGCTCACCGCTACGATAAAGGCATCGGACGGAAAAACCGAGGAACTGGTCAAGGTTATGCAGGACAACCTCGGCGGCGACTTCAAAGAGTTCCAGTCTGCTTATGAGGCTGTCGGTACCGACCTATACGACCAGCAAGATAGCTCACTGCGCAAGCTCACCCAAACCGCCACGCAGTATGTGTTAAAACTCGACAACTGGATCAAGGATAACAAGGAATTAGCGGAAACTATCGGCATCATCGCCGGTGGCGCACTTGCTCTGATTGGTATCATCGGCGGCATTGGTCTCGTTGCGTGGCCGGTTGTCATGGGGATTAACGCCATTATTGCCGCTGCTGGCGTGCTGGGTACGGTCTTTACTGTTGCTGGTAGTGCCATTGTGACAGCGCTCGGTGCGATAACCTGGCCGATTGTGGCTGTTGGTGCGGCGATTGTGGCCGGGGCGTTACTTATTCGTAAATACTGGGAGCCCATCAGCGCATTTTTTACGGGGGTGATTGAGGGCATCATGAGCGCCTTTGCGCCGGTCGGGGAAATGTTCGCTCCACTGGCTCCCATCTTTGACGGACTCAGTGAGAAGCTGCGCGGCGTCTGGCAGTGGTTTAAAGACCTGATTGCACCGGTCAAGGCCACGCAGGAGACGCTCGATAGCTGCAAAAATGTCGGCGTCATATTTGGTCAGGCACTGGCCGATGCGCTGATGTTGCCTCTGAATATTTTCAATAAACTGCGTGGTGGTCTCGATGTAATTCTCGAAAAGCTCGGCCTTGTTAAAAAGGAATCGAGCAGTATTGATACGGAAACGGCAAAAACGCCGCCGGTTGGTCAGGGTGGAGGGTATATTCCGACAACCAGCTCGCTTGGTGGGTATCAGGCTTATCAGCCTGTCACGGCTCCCGCCGGTCGTACCTATATTGACCAGAGCAGCCCGACCTATCAAATCAACCTGCCGGGTGGCGGCGCGCCGGGTGGTCAATTGGGTAACCAATTGCAGGATGCGTTAGAAAAATATGAACGCGACAAGCGAGCCAAAGCTCGCGCTAGCATGATGCACGATTAAGGAGGCTGATGATGATGCTTGCTCTTGGAATGTTTGTGTTTGAACGTCGCACCCTGCCTTATCAGTCGATGCAGCACTCGAAGAATTACCGCTGGGCGTCTAATGACCGGGTCGGCAAACCTCCTGCGTATCAGTTTCTCGGCGAGGGGGAAAACGCGATCCAGCTTGCCGGTACGCTTTATCCTGCCATTACTGGAGGTCGTATATCTCTGCTGGCTGTCGAATTGATGGCCGACGAGGGCAGAGCTTGGCCGCTGATTGAGGGAACCGGCAATATCTTCGGGATGTATATCGTCGAGACGGTGTCGACCACGCATACTGAGTTTTTCAGCGACGGCGCGGCCAGAAAGATTGATTTCACCCTTTCGCTGAAACGGGTCGACGAATCACTGACGGCAATGTTTGGCGACCTGAATAAGCAGGCCAGCGAGCTTCTCGGCTCTGCCGGTAATCTCACTGATAAGCTGCAGGGTGCGCTCGGAGGGCTGACAGCATGATTACGGGTGTGACTATTGATGCCGGTACCAGCCTTGCACCGGCGTTTATGCTGACACTGAACAGCCAGGACATTACCAGCAATTTTAGCGACCGGCTGATTTCTCTTACCATGACCGACAATCGGGGTTTTGAGGCTGACCAGCTCGACATTGAGCTCGACGACACTGACGGCAAAGTCGAGTTACCCCTGCGCGGGGCGGTGCTGACGCTGTGGCTTGGGTGGCAGGGTTCCGCGCTTCTGAATAAGGGCGATTTCACGGTCGATGAGATTGAGCATCGGGGGGCGCCTGATACCCTGACCATTCGGGCGCGTAGTGCAGACTTTCGCGGAACGCTCAATTCACGGCGTGAAGAATCGTGGCACGACACCACCCTCGGTGAGCTGGTCAGCACCATTGCAAAGCGCAATAAACTGACGGCCAGTGTCGCGGATTCGCTGAAAAAAATACCGGTACCGCATATCGACCAGTCGCAGGAGTCCGACGCCGTATTTCTGACCCGGCTGGCTGACCGCAATGGGGCGGCGGTGTCAGTGAAAGCGGGTAAACTCCTGTTTCTGAAAGCCGGTAGTGCGATGACGGCCAGTGGTAAGCCCGTCCCGCAAATGACCCTGACCCGCAGCGATGGCGACCGTCATCAGTTTGCCATTGCTGACCGTGGTGCTTACACCGGCGTAACAGCAAAATGGTTGCACACCAAAGACCCGAAGCCGCAAAAGCAAAAAGTGACGCTGAAACGTAAGCCAAAAGAGAAGCACCTGCGCGCACTGGAGCATCCGAAAGCAAAGCCGGTCAGCAAAAAGGCAAAGGCCAAAAAAGAGCCGGAAGCGCGTGAGGGTGAGTATATGGCCGGTGAGGCTGATAACGTGCTGGCGCTGACGACGGTCTACGCATCAAAGGCGCAGGCGATGCGCGCCGCTCAGGCTAAATGGGATAAGCTGCAGCGAGGCGTTGCGGAGTTTTCAATTACGCTGGCGCTTGGCAGGGCTGATTTATTCCCTGAGGTACCAGTGCGCGTATCAGGCTTTAAGCGCGTCATAGACGAGCAATCTTGGTTAATCAGTAAGGTGACTCACAATCTGAACAATAGCGGCTTCACGACGGGCTTAGAGCTTGAGGTTAAACTTTCTGACGTGGAATACAGCTCGGAGGAAAGCGAGTAGCTAAAAAGCAAACCTTAACTTGCAAATGCAAACTTAAAGTATATTATTCCCTCAGACACGCCAGCAGGGGAAAAATTATGATGCATTGCCCGTTATGCCAGAACGCCGCTCATGCTCGCACTAGCAGATACCTTAGTACCGAAACGAAAGAGCGTTATCATCAGTGCCAAAACATTAATTGTGGCTGTACATTTATAACATTTGAGACGCTATCGAGATTCATCATGAAACCGGGAGCTGTTGAGCCTGCCCCGCCCCACCCTGTAAGAAACCAGCAACAGCAACTTTGGCTTTAAACCTGCTTCGGCAGGTTTTTTTTACTTGTGCCGCCATCAAGTAAAACTCCGTCGCCAATTTGCCGCCATCGCCAATAAAAAAGGGGTTAGCATTACGCTAACCCCTTGTTTTCTACAAGCTTTCGGATGTTGCGAAAGCGCGTTATTAGTTCAGACGCTCTTTAATACGAGCAGACTTACCAGTACGCTCACGCAGGTAGTACAGTTTAGCTTTACGTACAGCACCACGACGTTTAACAGCAATGCTGTCAACTACCGGAGAGTGAGTCTGGAAGACACGCTCAACGCCTTCGCCGTTGGAAATTTTACGAACAGTGAATGCAGAGTGCAGACCGCGGTTACGAATAGCGATAACCACGCCCTCGAATGCCTGCAGACGTTTTTTGGAACCTTCAACAACCCATACTTTCACTTCCACGGTGTCACCTGGACGGAAGGAAGGTACGTCCTGCTTCATCTGCTCTTGTTCAAGTTGCTTAATAATGTTGCTCATAATTTAATCTCTTATCCTGGGTAAACTGATATTCGGGAGCGTATTACGCATTCCCATCATGTTCATGCTGCTGTTGCGCGTGTTCAGTTTTGAACTCGGCCAGCAACTTTGCTTGCTCTTCAGTCAGAGCCAGGTTTTCCAGAAGTTCAGGTCTTCTAAGCCAGGTTCGGCCCAGCGACTGCTTCAAACGCCAGCGACGTATCTCGGCATGGTTTCC